ACACACGTGTTCATTGATCTTTAAGATCAACGCAGCACACACACACACACACACACACACACACTGCACACACTGCCCAGGCCACACAGAGCGGCTTATAAGCAGCTAAGTGTATCCACGATAACCCATTGATAAGGCTACCTTATCTGCTGCGGCAGTGTGCTAAACACACAGACCCTGACAGGGCATAGTGGTATACACTATGTTGACATAGTGTAACAGCTATGTTACTTTACATATGCTTTGAGAAAGGGAGACACAGTAATGCAGATAACACAAAGGTTAATGGATAAGGCACGCGAAGCAGGCTACACATGCAATGCTAAAGGATTGTATGAGCCTGTGCCTGCTAACATGTGTTTCACACATCCACGTCAGGCAGGATCATTTGTGTTCCGACATAGGTTGATCCTTTCAACCATGCGACTGACACACAATCAAGCAATAGAATTGCTTGATGATAAGGTCGATGCTTAGTTAACACAGTGAAGGAAGACACAGTAATGCAGTATAACCGCAACGATCTAGTGATCGTATCTAAGGTTAACCAAGGTTGGACAGAAGGGAAGCACCCTGACGCCACTGAGGTGTGCTATTCATGCAATGGCATGGATATCACCGAGGCAGAGTATTGCACACTCCTTAACGTGTTGGCACGTTGGGAGTGTGAGATGCTCGCCAATCAGCCGCAGTTTCTGCGTGAGGATACTTCACCGCATCCCATGCTGTGAACAACACACTGTGTCGATGATCTAACAGTCATCGACACAGTAACACAGTAACACAGTAAAGGAACACTATCATGTCAGATTGGCAACGCACAGCGTCGAGTGTCGAACACAATGATGCACTCGAATGTGGCTTCTATGATCTACAGTTATCAGCACTGCCTGTGACGGACGAGTCAGATCGTATGGGCAATGGTCGTATGTATCTGATAGATTGCCAGGATTTCTTTGGCAATGCTCTTGCATGTATGTATGAGGAATAGCCTACACTTGACTTAACAATGTATCTATGATACATTACTCAAACAACATCGAAGAAGGTGTTGTTGTTAACACAGAAAGGGATAAGACAATGAACACACCGTATACGGCGCATGTTACGCCGGTTACGCCGAGTGTATATGAATACACTGTTAGCCTTGGACACAGGGATTTCGCAGCGCGTAATATCTATGCCATCAAGGCGGTGCGCACCATTGCGATTGCTTGGGCGGATCGCAACGAGTATCGTGGCGCTCATACCCTGGCAAGTCTGAGAGAGGCGAAGAACTTTGTTGAGTCCATCATAGCGACGGCCATGGCGGCTACCGTACGTACATCCATGATAGACGCAGCATTCGTTAGCTTCGTCGTTACCATGCCGCCGGAGGATGAGAACATCCATGAGGCATTGATCGCCACGGTGCTCTGTCACCTCCGCGTGCCGTTCACTCTGGAACGCAAGATGTAACACAAGTTAACACAATAACAGCCCCGTAGTGGTAACACACTGCGGGGCTTTTCGCATGAGGTATGTCATGGCTCGTAAGCCTGATGGTAAGATTGTCTATGATGACATAGACGAACGATACTTCAATGAAGACTACGAATATGATGGTGACCCTGATCTTGCTTATCAGACACCATTCGCTGATCCTGGCGGACGTTCATCACTCCGCGCTGCGTCGAAGCGTAACCCACGGATACATCCGTGTCCTGAGTGTGAACGTGAGAACACACTCACGGCTGCTGACGTAGCATTGGGCTATCAATGTGACGCTTGTGCTGATGAAGCAGAGAGGGGAGGACCGTTCTAATGTCAAAGACATGTTCATGTGACTCTGGCCTACCACGCCGTGAGCTATACGACGCACGCGGTATCTTCTGCTGCTTCATCTGTGACTCATGTGCGACTCGAAAGCGTGAACACTACCGTGCAGAGATATTTGCCGACAGTTACTATGAGACAACGGAGGACATTGAAGATGACTACTGACACACAGAGCAACAAGCCTCGGCTTATCTGCACCATTGCACGTGAGATACGTGCTGATTGGAAGAAGCCATACTTCGGTGCTGTTCCATACCTGGATGCGATGCGTGATCTGTATTCTATTACAGATGACTACGGTGCTGACTCTGCTAAGAGCATCATCATCTACTTCCTATCCAACGCCGCCACATGGCGTGGTGAAGTAGCACGTAGAGTGAAGAAGGAATTGAAGGAGATGGTGAAATGAGTTGGGTCATCTACACGTTGAACAAGCGTGGCATCTGGCAAGATGACATGAGTGTTAACAACTTCCATGTTGCATTGGATATGCAACAGTTCACTGAGTATACACTCGGTGTAGCATGTGCCATTCGTCAAGGATACTGACATGATAACAGCAGATATCATTGCTGACTCGATCAGCAGTGCAGACAAGCGTATCACTACACTTAGTCTATACTATCCACGGTTCATCCATGCAGAGTTCATGACTCACCGCATGTTTAGCCGCAACGCGAGTAGCTCACGAGCTATTCCAACGGAGAAGCTGATACAAGATATCATTGATAACCCAGTAGAGCCTGTCTACTGGGGTAAGAATATGAAAGGGATGCAAGCGCAGGAGGAACTCACAGGTTGGGAACACGCAGAAGCACAGATGTGGTGGCGTATTGCTAGAACAGATGCACTTACGTATGCAGGTATGATGGCAGGATGTGGCGCACACAAGCAGATCGTTAACCGTATCCTCGAACCTTACTCACACATCCGTGTATGCGTTACCGCCACTGAATGGGATAACTTCTTCAAGCTACGCTTACATCCTGCTGCTCAGCCAGAGATGCAAGCGTTAGCTAAGGCAATGAAGGATGCAATGGATGCGTCTACGCCCATGGTGCGTAGCCTTGGTGAATGGCATCTGCCTTACGTCACTGAAGGAGAGCGTATCGAACATGGTAAGTTCGTCTGTCTACAGTTAAGTGTAGCACGATGTGCGCGTGTATCCTATCGCCTACATGATGGCACATACTCCAGTGTGGATAATGATGTCGCACTATGTATGCGTTTATCTAATGAAGGGCATATGTCACCATATGAGCATCAAGCAGAGCCTAGTGTTCACAAACACATGTCAAGTAATAACCTCCGTGGTTGGTTCCAATACCGCGCTGCGGTAGAGGCAGACTTGACTTAACAACTATTGTATGCTACAATGCTTACACAATAGAGGAAGGATGACATGCCAAGCGGCACATTGTTTGCTAAACGTCACTATGATTACCTCGCAGCATGGTGGCGCACCGAACCATTGCACCGTCCTGCTGTCCGCGTAGCCTTGCTACGCTTTACAGTAGAACTGCGAAGGACACAGAGTAACTTCCATGCTACACGCTTTCTGCAAGCGTGTGGTTACACACGTGGAGTAGCTGAACAGATGGCAGCACAAGTCGATGACGCCTATAATCAGGCTAACCATCCAATCAACAAAGTTGTTGACGACTAAGCGCGTTGACAACGGTTGGCTAGTGTGGATAGCAGGCTCACCAGAGACTGCGTATCACACATACATACACCTCTATGACACTGGCGACATAGAACGTGTGACTGAGGGGCCAGATACAATAGATGTAGTCAAGCTACAACAGTAAAGGGTAATACCATGGACAAGCATCTCATGTTTGAACACATGCTCCGTGAGCATGTGAATGTGCAATACGATCGTTGCCGCCAAGTCCTGGCTGACAACGGAATAGGTGAATACTCACAGGATGTGGACCTCAGCTACAGTGGCAGCGATGGTGGATCGTGGACGGCACACAAGTATCTAGCTAAAGGTAGCATCACCTTCAAGGCTGCTGAGCTTGAAGCTGCTGTCGATGGGTGGATCATGATGTATGAAGCGCAGAACCGGACTAAGGTTCTGCGTAGCATGATTGCTGGTCCGCAGGCATCCATTGTCAATAGTCCGTCGAAGTCGGACACTGATGGCGACAACACCTCCTTCTAACTACAACGTAGCCATGTAACACATGGCTACTCTTTCTGCGCGTGGCGGAACGGTAGACGCAGTAGACTTAAAATCTACAGTCGTGAGACGTGGGAGTTCGAGTCTCCCCGCGCAGACCACTGATGAAGGATAAGACAATGAACCATGCTGAATGCCAAGTATCCATTGATAAGCTAATCAATGGTATCGGTTCCAAGTGCGGACCGAAGTTGGTCAAAGCCAACGATCCACTCGATGCTGCTGCACAAGAGTATGCTATTGCAAAGATGGCTGCTGATAGCGCAGAGGATCGTGCTAAGATCGCACGTGAGAAGCTACTCATTGAGATGGCACCCATCATGCCTGATGTTAAAGGCAAGCATCTTGTGCATGACAGTTCCGTTGTCAATGTAGTAGTGCAGCTTGTGGCTAACCCTTCACGTATCGTTGAAGCTAAGGTGCTCAACCTACTTGTGACCAAGTTCGGTTGCTCACTGACAGAGGCAGCGGCTATTATTGAGAAGGAGTGTAAGTCAGAAAGTGCTGGCTTCCAGAACAGGCTTAGTGTATTGTTGAAGTAACAACAGGACAGAATGACCGGCGGGGTTTCCCCTTCGCCTGACCACCTATGCTCCGCTGTTAGCGCAGTGTCGAGCAACGCTACACTGAGTGGTAACGTCGGTAAGGTGTAGCACCTTATATGAAGGAGACAACGTAATGTCTGATGACTACAAAGTATCATCCAAGCTGGATGAACTTGATCTATGCAAACTCATTGCATCTGAATTGGAACACGGTCCACATACTGTAGAGGAAATCTACGGCATGCTGCTGCTTATCCTACGATTGAAGGACAAACGGTAATGCACAAAGACGAAGTTATGGACATTGCACATCGTGTGTCAGACATGACACTCGATGATCTTATCACAGCGTATGGTAAGTTCCATGCGGAGGTGGAGAATACACCTAATCACTTTCCCAAAGTGTTAGATGACTCGCTCGTGCGCAGTGAAGGCAAGTCTCACAACTGGCAACGTGGTCTACACGCTGCCATTGGTCTATCCACTGAAGCAGCAGAGATACTCGATGCACACAAGAAAGAACTCTACGGTAAACAGCGTAAGCTGTCACCAGCTAACATGCGTGAAGAATGTGGTGACACATACTTCTACCTCCATCTACTGATGGATGCGTACGGCTTCACGCTACGTGATATCATCGCTGACAACGTCATCAAGCTAGCTAACAGATACATTGAGAAGTTCGATGTATGACTCGTTAGTCACAATGATAACTGCCATTGGCATTGTCATTGTCACATACGGTGTGTTGATACTCTACATCATGTGGTAGTACAGGAGGAAACGTCCATGACACAAGCTAACTGCTTCTTCTGTTCAGATCGTACAACGATCGAACGGTTCGGTAAACCGTGGGCTGTGCAGTGTGTTAACGCTGCATGTGGTGCACAAGGCCCACTGCATGAGCGTAGATGCGCTGCTGTTGAAGCATGGAATGGTATCGCTGCACGATTAGGTGCTGCGTCGCCTACGCCACACATGCCTATGCTCTTTGTCAGAGCTGCGCCACTTGACTTAACCTCTCACTAATGCTATGATCTATAGATCATAACGGAGTAATCATGACGTGGCAGTCATTCCAATGCAGTTAGTATCAGTTACACCGAAGTCAGAACGTGGTCGTCGCAGCAATGCTGAATGGTCTATCACATATGATATGACTAATAAGCTATGGCACTGGTCTGTGACCATTACACTGTCACCGCAGGTATTCAAGGGTGAGGCTGCCACACTAGCCGATGCTCGGAAGGAGGTAGCACAGTGTATGCCTAATCATAAGCTATGATCCATGTCGATGACAATGCTATGTCACGTAAGCTATTCATTGAGATGTTACCTACAGATCAGGAAGCATTCCTCAAGGGCATACGTGAGCGTAGGCTAACCTCTGCTAAGAAGCATGAAGACCTCATGCAGCAGAAGCAGATTGTCAAGGACAGTAAGACACGAGAGTTGATTGTTAAAGAAGGTGCAATGATGGAGAAGGAACTCCTAGCATTGGATAAGGCAATCGACAAGGTAGAGAAACGCGCAGCACGTCTTGCTGCATTACAAGTAATGGTGGATGCTGAGCAATGAGCATTATTACTGACACTGATGACGTGCCTGAGTATGTGATGCAGGAACTGGTACAGTCTGCTGAGCAGGCTGAAGTTCTGTATCAGAGCTTCGTTAAGAAGGTTGTATCTGCCGAGGGCAATGCTATTGAAGATGCAAGCATTGAACTCTTTGTAGTTATGCGGGCTACGCTGCCTACGGATAGTGATGAAGCTGCGTCACAGTTTCTAGCCGCCGCTCGTCTTAACTGTTTGCTTATCGCACAGCTGCGTCAGCATCTAGATAAGGTAGGCACACCTGTATCTTTCGATGCGTGTAATCTATTCATGCAGAAGCTGACTATGACTGTGCAGAAGGCAACGATCGGAGAGGAACATAACAATGTCCATTAAGTCACGTGACATTGTTCTACTCGAACGTGAGTTAACAGGACAAATACATCCTGCCTTGTTAAAGATGCTTGTACGCATTGCTGAGGATCACAATGCGATGAAGCAACAGATCATGACATTGGCTAGTCTCATGGATCGTATGGCTGATAATCAATCACATACGATCATGGCTACGAAGCAGTTGCAAGCTGCATTGCCACTGCACAAGCGTGCTAAGGAGTTAGCTATCCGTGTAGGCAGTGATCCAACACTGACAGGTGAGCATGATGAATGATCGCATTCAACGTAAGCTCAAGCGTGAGCTACCTGGTGTAATGCAGGTAGCACGTAATGTGCCTAAGACGCCTAAGCAGGCGACAGGTTATCTGTCCATTCGACAGACACGCGTCGGCAACTACGTTGTCAGCGTAACAGGTAATACGAAGTCATCGAACCAACGCATTAATAGCCTCAATGAACTACTCACCTTCGTAGGTGATTGGGCTAGTGGACAATACAATGAACAGAAGGATTAACCATGCGCCCATGGCAGAAGGTTAACATCGTCAAGGCTACAGCAGATGACATAGCTAGGCTAGAGTCATTCGACTACACTAAGCTGTCAGCTATTAACACATGTCCTACATGGGGTATCATTAGATACTCTAAGCATCTGACTATGCCCGGCGGCGGCCGTGCTATGGCACTCGAAGCAGGTAGTGCCATGCACGAATGCTTCTCTGTAATCAGGCTGATCCAGCTTGGACACATCCAAGGTCAGTGCCTAAGTGCACACATGCACTACCATGGTATCCGTCTGTTCGGTGAACAGCGATGGGCTACTATCATTGCAGGATGGAATGACTTAGACCTAAGCATATCCATGCGTAACGCTGCATTGGAATGCTTATCTACCGCAGGATACGTCGATGACATGTATGACAGGAGACGTACTTACACTAACCTCGAAACATCCTTGTTATATTACGTTCAGCGATGGGACAGTAGCCGCTATCCCATTTGGGTTGAAGATGTCAATGATCCTACCGCCTGGGTCGGTATCGAGATCCCTTTTGCTATCAAAGTTAGCGCATATGGATGCGTCGATGACGGTGACTATCTCATCCATGAGTTCATCTACACAGGCCGTGTCGATGGACTCCACACAGACCGTGATGGAGCTTTGATTGTACAAGAGAACAAGACTGCATCACGCCTAGACGACGCATGGCGTATGTCATTCGAGATGTCACATCAAGTGACAGGCTACAGCGTAGCTGCCTCACTGTGGTGCGGTCAGTCTGTCGAACGTGCGTTAGTCATTGGCCTTACCATCCCACTACCACGTATGATGACTGATGGCATGGCCATTGAACAGGTCCGTCGTCCATCATGGACTAAGGAACGCTGGTTCAGTTGGCTAGAGCACACGATTGGGCTACATTTACAGCATGTAGATGATCCTATCAACGCACCGAAGTACACACATTCATGCAACAGATACTTCCGTCCTTGTGCATTCATTCCACTATGTGCTACTGATCCAGAGGATCAGAAGCTAGTGTATAGTGAGATGGTTAAGGAAGAATGGAGTCCATTGGTGGAGAAGGCAGGTGATTAATTAATGCAACTAGGTAACATCACCGTCCAATCCTCTGCCGACAGACAAGAACTGTTGACCATGTTACTATGGGGTAAACCTGCATGTGGTAAGACTGTCCTTGCATCTACTGCCCCAGGTAAGAAACTATGGTTACAGTTCGATCCTGCTGGCACAGCATCACTGCGTCGCAGTGAGGATATCCTCGTAGCTGACTTCGCAGGTTACAAGCCTGCACAGTTAGAGAACTTCAAACAAGGAGGTATCATTGAGAAGGACTTGCTCAAGCTCATTGCAGAGCAAGGTGTAAACACCATTGTCGTTGATAGCCTCACGTCATTCGGACAGCTTGCACTGTACTATGGTATCAGTACAGGTAAGGCTAACCGTGGCACATTCCGTGCGTCTATCGAGGCACCGGGCCAGACAGGCTACGGTGTGCGATCCGCAATGGTCCTTGACTTCTGTGCCATGGTCCTGCGTGTAGCATCTGACACTAAGTGTCATTGCATATTCATTGCTCACGATCGTGAGTCAATGGATGATGACGGTAAGCTAAGTGAGATTACACTCTCACTTGGTGGACAAGGTGCGACAGTGCTGCCTGCTAAGATCAGTGAGATGTGGCACATCGAGGACACTGGACGTGAGCGACTGATCTACACACGTAACCACGGTATCAAACGTCCTATGCGAACACGCATGTTCCTTATGGATGATAAGGTTACGAAGTTCGTATGTCAGTATAACCAAGTTAACAGCACAGGTGACGGTATCACACAGTGGTATGAAGCATGGAAAGCGAATGGCTTTAACCCTGTGCCTGCACCGAAGTAACCCCATATCTAGTGGCTAACACCGCTAGCTCCGCACCATATGTATGGCTTGACATAAGATGCGTGATCTACTATACAAGCCTTGTTGCAACAGAGAGTTAAACATCCATGACTGAAATCAGTTCTGTCTACGAATACTCGCAGGACATTGCCTCTGCCGAAGCGCCGCCTCCGCTGCCCACGGGTGAATACCGTGCGTCAGTGCGTAGCGTTGAAGCTGCTATCTCTAAGTCGAGTGGCAAGCCCATGATGGTGCTTACGTACTACGTCAGCCCTGACCAGTATCCTGCGGACTACACGGAAGGCAATGCCGACGGTGAGACGCTGACGTTCTATCAGCCGCTCGAAGACACGCCCCGTAACCGCTTCCGTCTGCGTAAGTTCTGTGAGATGCACGGTGTCGTGCCGTCGCGTCGCATCAACCTGCCTGACTTCATCGGTCAGGATGTTATCATGAACGTGTCTCATGAAGACTACCAGGGTATCCCGCAGGCACGCGGTAACCCGGTCCGAGGGGCTTAACATACGTTAGGGCACATTTCTCATTGACAATGTGCCCTAGCCTTGCTACATACAATCTCATGAGGCACAGACCTCACCTACTACAGCAAAGGTTCATAACACATGGCTCGTTCTCCGAAGACTGACGACACTGGCGCCGCGAAGCCGGCTCGTACGCAGGGTCCGCGTAAGCTGTTCCTGGTCCTCAAGCCTGGCACCGATGTTGCCGCCATTCGTCAGTCCATCTCCGCCGTTACCTTCAACGGCCGTAAGATGCTCGACATGATCTCGGGTTCTAATGAACCCTGTCCGTTCCTGACTTACACGATTGTTGCTGACAAGCGTGGTAAGCCTGCGGATGACCTCGTTGCCGATGGCAGCGCGGAGCAGGTCTAACTTCCCCTACGCGGCGTGGATGCGTGGCATCCCGCAGCGGCCCGAGTAGCGAAGGCACGCCGCCTAGAACCCCACTGGTAGTCCCCACCAGTGGGGTTTCTTAGCTACATAAGGTATCCACAATGAGTTCGTATGTATCCGATCCCACTGATAAAGTCACAGTGCCTCGTCCTATTCCATTAGAACACCGTAGAGGTATTCGTAACCTTAACTCACACGGTGCGCCATTGGCTGTACGCATTCATGTCGATGACATTGAACTGCTAGATGCAGAGGCACATGTGCTTGGTATTACACGCGCTGCGTTAATACGATGGTTCGCTGTGCTAGGTGCGCAGGAGCTGCATTATCAACGTACGCGTGTACGAAAGGATGTTACTCCATGAAGTTGTCAATCGAGATTGATAACCTGTTGACATGTGCAACTGATATCCAAGCTAAGGCTGGCGATCAGGTTGTGGTCTACCAAGGTGCGGTGCTTTGTGTATACAAGGCTCCGTTGATCTTAGAAGATGCTGCTGTTAAACGTAAAGATATTGTGACATGCACAGAGACTGTGTTATCAACGCATGATCTAACTGAGTCTAGGCGCAGAGCCATCCTTGCAGCCATTGCTGAATATCCAGGACGTGCGTTGCGTATGCTACGCAATCTTGCACCTAAAGCATTCCCTATGGGATGCAAAGGTTGGATGATGTGTATGCGTCATGAGCAGTTGTTGGAAGTGCAGGCAGGTGATGGTCCGGCACAACGTGGTACACGGTACTTTATCACGGATAAAGGACGCGCCTATCTAGGTGGAGCAGCACAGCCATGAGTAATGAGATTACACTAGAGCAGCTTGATGACAAGCAGCGTCTAGCTGTAGAACAAGGACTAGATGTAAGTAAACGCATCTCTGCTGTCGCTGGTCCAGCGGGTAGTGGTAAGACTACTATCATGCGTATGATCTACAATGGACTCAGTGACGCAGGTTACGTAGTTAAGCTCGCTGCGCCTACAGGCAAGGCTGCTAAGCGTATCCGTGAGGCTACTGGCTTACCGGCTGGCACGCTACACATGCTGCTAGAGTATACTCGTCCATTAGAGATTGACGAGAAAACTGGTAAGCCATTCGGTGACACGTTTCCACGTCGTACTAAGGAGAACCCACTGGAATGTGATGCAGTCATCGGTGATGAATACATGATGGTTAACCATGAGTTACACCGTAACCTCATTGACGCATTGCAGTCAGGTGCTAGGCTCATTGTCCTCGGTGATGTATCACAGCTACCGCCTATTGAGAGTAGTCCTATCCTAGCGCAGAAGCCTGCACCGTTCAAGATACTCCTTGATAAGTTCAATGGCATTTACTTAGACAAGGTACATCGCACCGCTGATGACAGTGGCATTCTACTGAATGCACAGCGCATCCTCGGGGGCACAGCACCTATGCCTAACACAGACTTCACACGGATCATCACAGATAAGCCTGTCGATGTACTCGTTGCTGCATTAGACAAGGCTGACTACACTGCATTGAACAATCAGATCATCACCCCTGCTAACAAGTCATGGGTTGGTACATTGAAGCTCAATGCTACACTACAGACTGTCCTTATGGACAATGATCGTAATACGATCAGCTTACCACGTAACAAGTGGGACGCATCCAATGCCGTCCGTGTCGGTGTTGGTGATAAAGTCATCATGACTAAGAACTGGTACGACCTCGACTGCGAGGATGGCAGTAAAGGTGTATTCAACGGTGAAGTAGGTAAGGTAATCGAAGTCAGTGACGTAGAGGAAGTAGTCATAGACTTCGATGATCGCATCTGTCGTATCCCTCCTGCTGTTCAGCTAGTGTACAATAACAAGGTTACTGTCGGCTATCCACAACGTGATATCCACCTAGCCTACGCAGTGACTACGCATAAGGCACAAGGCAGTGAGTACGATCACATCGTATATGTATTGAATAAGTCAATGCTTGCGATGATGAACCGTAAGAACATGTATACAGCCTTGACACGTGCAAGAAAACATGCTACATTGATTACTGACATGGCGTCATTGAGCATGAGTGTAACGACTAAAGAACCGAAGGTGTTTAGTAAATGAGTATGCAAAAGCGTATCATCCTATTCAATGGCCCACCACGTAGTGGTAAGGATACTGCTGCATCTTTCATCTACAGTGCTAACCCATTCATTCATTGGTTCCGTATGTCGCAGCCATTGAAGGATATGGTATCAGCGTTCTTCACACTGAATAGCACTGATGCTAAAGTCATTGAGCAGCACAAGGATAACAAGTTACCGCTACTGTTTGATAACACATTCCGTGAACTACAGATATGGTTCAGTGAAGAATGTGCTAAGCCTAAGTTCGGTCGTGACGTATTCGGTCGCCTAGCACGTAGACGCATTGAGAATGCACTATCAAAGCTACACATCTGTAGTGACTGTGGCTTCATTGAGGAAGCTATCCCACTACTAGACCTCGTTGGTCCTAAGAACATGCTTGTTGTACAAGTCTACCGTGACGGCTGCGACTTCACAAAGGATAGCCGTAGCTACATCACACTCCCTGGTGTGAAGACTATCAAGCTGGTAAACAGCGGTTCCATTCGTGACTACGAATACAACGTCAAGGCGGCAGTTAACCTATGGTTGGAAGCACAGGAGAGCTGAACCGTAAGTTCGTAGAACGTGCTACAGCCGCAGGACTGTCCTATGACTGCCTCGGTGATGGCAACTTCAACAGTGAAGTTGTCATCGTATCCGAGGCACCAGGGCCGCGTGAGACGCAGCTTAAGCTCCCCCTCGTAGGGGGGAGTGGACAGTTCCTGTGGAAAGTGCTAGCACAGTTTAACTTACGTAGACAGCATTGCTACATTACTAATGTAGTGAAGAAGCAGTTAGTCGATGGAGTGAAAGGTAAGGAGGGTCTATCGAAGAATGAGCTTAGTCATTGGAAAGCATTGCTAGATTGGGAACTGTCACAGTTACCTAATGTTAAATACGTACTCGTACTCGGTGGTCTAGCACTAGAAGCACTAGTCGGTGACACTGGCATTGAGAAGTGGCGTGGCTCCGTCGTCAATGACGGTAAGCGTACGTTCGTTATCACATACAATCCTGCATTGCTAATGCGTAAGCCTAACTTAGAACCTATCTTCTACCTAGATGTGTCTAAGTTAGATACAGTCATGCGAGGCCAATGGTCTGAGTATCAGATCGAACACTTGTACGATCCTTCACCGAAGGAGGCGATACAATGGTGTGATCGCATGATACAAGAAGGTAAGCCTATTGCATTAGACATTGAGACTACTGCTGGTGAAACTGCATGTATAGGTTTAGCCAACGATGCTCACATTGGAATGTGCATTAACTTCAGATCACGTACTGACAATCGTTGGTCGCTTTCTGAGGAACGTGAAGTTCGCAGAGGTATACAAAGGGTACTCCGTCATCCGTCCTCACGGATCGTGGCGCAGAACGGTGGCTTTGACTGTGGATGGTTATGGTATAAAGATCGGATACGATCCAAGCCACTATGGCTCGACACACTACTTGCACATCACACACTCCACCCTACGTGGCCACATAATCTTGCGTTTCTCACCGCACAGTACACGTCGCATCCTTACTACAAGGATGATATCCATGAATGGAGAGAGGGCGGTGATATATCAACTTTCTGGATGTACAACGTCAAAGACTGTTGCATCACCTGGGAGGTGGCACGTAAGCTAGAAGCTGAGCTACGTCAGCAACAGATGTGGGACTTCTTCCATGGCCATGTCATGCGACTACAGCCGCATCTTATCACTGCCACAGTGTTGGGTAACGACGTAGACTTACGTATGCGTGAGCAGCTTAACCATGACTATGGACTAGAGGTAGACCGTCTAGCGGCTGAGTTCAAAGCTGCTGCACGTATTGCTGCTAATGATCCAGAGTTGGATGTTAACCCTCTCTCACCTAAGCAGCTAGGCTTACTGCTGTTCCAGAAGCTACGGCTTATCGGTAAGACTACATCGACTGATGAGGCTAACCGTAATACAATGATTGAGAACCCTCGTACACCTGAGGATGCACGGCGTATGCTAGTGCTACTTAATGAGTTCAAGGAACAGCATAAGCTGTATAGTACATACATCACTGCTGCTGTCGATCCTGATGGACGTATGCGTAGTGACTACAAACAGTACGGTACACAGTTCGTGCCCGGACGGCTATCATCTAGTCAGACACTATGGGGCAGTGGCATGAACTTACAGAACCAACCTGAGCGGTTGCGTGGCATGTTCATTGCACCGAAGATTAAGATACCGGAGGGTATGTAACATGAATATCAGTGAGTGGTCAGTACAAGACTTTGCTAAACATTACGTAGACACGATCTACTCTCAACCCAATGCTTGGGGACAATATCTTAGTCCTATCTTTGGACAATCACATTCGATCCTCTATGCTATGTCAAAACGCTTTGATCCATTAGATGCAGCTAACGCAGTCGATAGCGCACTTAGAGAGCACCGTAATGGCACACATTCAACGTGTCCGTGAAGAACAACTACACTTTGTATACTTCGATGGTGCCCAAGCAGAAGCACGTATCGTAGCATATGAAGCTAACATAGCTAAGTGGAAGGAGCAGTTTGAGAATGCAAGACTTAACCCAGGATCGTACGATGCACATATTGCGCTTGCGTCTGAAATGTTCAACGTATCCTATGGTGACGTACCAACGTATGATTATGAAGCGGACGGAAAGCTCACGCTACGAGGCATTAGCAAGAGGTGCCGTCATGGACTTAATTACCGGATGCAGTCTGCAAGGCTTGCCGGAGTCACTGGTATGTCGCTTACAGAAGCTAACATTGCCTTTGATTTGTACCATCGTACAACTCCTGAACTCCGACGCTGGTGGTCTGACATTATCAATGAAGTACAATCAACTAGAGTACTCTATACATGTCTCGGTAGACGAATGGAGTTCCTCGGATCAAGGATAGATGAGTCACTCATTGATAGTATCATTGCATTCAAGCCGCAGTCTACACTTGGTGACTTCGTATGCGGTGTGCAGTGGAAGGTACAGGAGGATGACGAGTGGCCACTCTATGCCAGAGTGCCATTTAACAATCATGACTCATTGACTGCAATGTGTCGTGAGAAGGATGTACAGCTAGTAGCTAGGCTACTACGTAAATACGCAGAGGCACCTTTGATTATCAAAGGTGAGCAGTTAATCATCCCTGCTGACTTCAAGGAATCATTCGCAGATGAACAAGGTATGCACCGATGGAGCAACTTAAAGAAGTTGAAGATGTAGTTGATGACTTCGTAGCTAACATGCGTTACATCACATGGAGGCCTATCCAGTTGGCTAGGCATCTAGGTGATGCAGGTTTCACTGGACCACGAGGGTGGTGTAGGGGTGCATACTATGCTCCATTAGATGTAGCACAAGCTGTTGCTGACTTTGCAGCATTCATTGCTGAACGTCCGTTACCGCATGTGCCTCATAGGCATAGACAAGGTGCGACAGTCCGTGAGGAAGTAGTGGCGCTAGGTGCTGTATTGCATGGATACATGGATGTAGTTCAACTGACGCCTACGCAGTTAGCGTATCATTGTCATTGCTCGCCACACGCAGTGCGTGGTTGGTGGCGTGGTTGGTCTAGCCCTCCTACTTATCTATTAGAGCCACTGCACCAATGGGCACGCTATATCCGTGAACATCCATTCCCACAGTACAGGAAAGGAACACATGGTGGACCGCGTTATCAACACGCAGGTAAAGTTACAGAAAATCCTCTGCATAAGTAGGACACAACTTCATGTTCCGAGAGGCAGTCAAGGATGACACATTCCTTGCACAGTATCTGTCCTACATGGACCCACTGGAAACCCCAGTAGCGTATGACTTCTGGTGCGGCCTATGGCTGCTTAGCTCTGCTGTAGCACGTAACATGCGTGTAGAGCGTCCACATGCACCTGTGTTCATGAATGTCTATGCCATCCTCTGCGCTGATGCAGGTACTACTCGTAAGAGTAGTGCTATCCGTAGATGCGAAGCAGTGTACCGTAAGGCAGGATTGGACAATCAGGCTGCTATCATTACTGGCTCATGTAGTCCAGAGGCACTGACAGCAGAACTGCTGATGCGTACAGCTACAGACTTACCTGCTAACGCTAACATCCTTGTTAGTGAGCTAGTCACATTCCTTGGTAAAGAACACTATACCATGGGTATGCCAGGGCTGTTGACAGACCTGTACGACTGTCCTGACATACGTGATGTAAAGCGTGTCAGCAGTGAGAACATGGCTATCCGTGATATCTTTGTATCCTTCCTAGCAGCTAGTACTCCTAGCTGGCTAGTACGTGCTATTAACCCTGATGTAATCGAAGGAGGGTTCACTTCACGGTGCTTGTTCATCATTGAGGAGAAGCGTAAACGTGTAGTAGCGTGGCCTGATCCATCAGCAGGTGCTGACTACGTTAGCACTTGCGTTAACTCATTGCGTAGGATACAAGAGGATGTACGCAGGTACAGTAACAGAGGTATCACCCTTACAGATAACGCTAAAGCGGAGTTCGTACGATGGTACGAAGGACGCAGATCAGATACACATGATCCATTCACCACTTCATTTGAAGCGAGAGAGGACCATCATGTGCTGCGACTCGCAGGGCTGCTTGCAGTTAACGATAGATCATTTATCATTGATGTGTTCCACATCAGACACGCTGTGCGGATCATCAAGCACCACAAAGACGGTGCCACTGATCTATTCGGAGCGGATAGAGACTCACACAAACTGGTCAATGGCGTTGATCGACTCAGACTCTTACTGGCGAACGCCGGTGCGGCGGGGCTGAGTCAGAATGAGATTAGCTACAAGGTACGCAATGCACTACGCTCACGTGAGTTAGAGTATGCACTGACTATCATGAATGAGCTAGAGATGGTATCTCGGTTCGAGGTGAAGACACATGGTCGTGCTAAGACCATATGGCGTGGTACGAATAAGTTATTAGTGAGATCACTACAACAGACTGTGTTAGAAAGGATGAAGTATGAGTAAGCGTGATGAAGTTATCTACCATCCAGTATCTGCGATTGTAGAACGTGCTACACCGAAGGCAGTGCTACTTCACCTAGAAGGTGAAGAAGACACTGTATGGGTACCACGTAGCGTATGCGAAGGCGGTGATAGTCTTATGGTCAAGGATGACGAAGACATTCGCATTGCTGAATGGTGGATGAAGAAGAATGGATTACTCTAGTGCAGCGAACTGATCTAACCCCTTCAATGGGTCTAGGTCCTGCAACCTCACCGCCCTACCAGTCCGTGCCTGTTGCTCCTTCTCCATAGCATCTATGTGATGATAGATGCTTGCATTGATGCTACGAATGTTCATTGCATGTTCATTCTGTACCTTCCGCAGTTGCGTAGGATTACTACGTAGCTGCGGACTGGACATTGCATCACGCATTTCATCACTCTGCATCTTACGCATATCACGCAATGGTGATAGCTTATTGTACAAGTCCTTGAACGCTGCAAGCGGTTCAATCATATCAGGTGGGACACCTTCCTTACCTGCACCGTACGGACTAGGACGAGCAGTGCTCATGTTACCAATGGTACCTTCGCCTGCTACGTTACTAAAGTCCTTACTGATAGCTTGCATCTTCTCCTCATGCTTACGTACTTCATCACCCACCATGTCATTGGCACGTAGGCGCCGGTTGCCACCGAATAGAATACGAGATGAACCACTGCTAGTAGCAGTTAGTCCATACTGCTCTGCTACAGCAGACATGGCTCCGGCGTTACCTTTGATCTCATACGAGTATCCGTAGGTACGCATTAGCTCTAGCAGTGTTTGGCCACCTAGGCCAACCATTGTCTCTAGTATCGTAGCAGCGTATTTGTTAATGGGATCCTTGTTCAAGGACGACTGCGTGTAGCCAGGAGCGTCCCGCGTATCATTGATACGTGGGCCTGATGCAACGCTCAATGCGTTACGCATATCTGCACCAGCAAATAGCTGCCCAGCTCCACGGATCAGCGATGGCGTAGACATGTCTACACCAGCAACACCGATGCCAGCACGGATACGTGACCACGTACCGTCGTCTAGCAATGTCTCAATGCTATTACGCAGTGGTTCGTAGCGGTCAGTGTAGAACTCTGGATTAGTTACATCGAATGCTTCAGTCAGTCCTGCTAGGATAGCAGAGAAGAATGGTGACAACGCACCGTCGATAGGAATACGAATAGAGTCCTCTGGGTTCTCACTGCCGGTGTAGAAACGGAATGACCGAGCTGCGTCATTAGCATCACGTGTAACCATATGTGCTACAGAGTTAGCAGGACGACCTTCGGCTAGTGCTTCTTCGTCAGAGGATATAGCTGAATGCAGCATAATCAATGATAACATTGATCCAAGTGTGCCCATGCGTGCAGCAGTAGCCAACGGCTCACGCTCTACTGACTTAAACACTTGATGTGCTGCTTGCATAGCAATGTTCTGATACGTCAGCATTGACGTAGCAGCTTGTACAGCCTTGTATCCACCGTACTGTGCTGGGTCACCGACCACTGTACGTGCAAGTCCAAGGAGTTCCTTCTCCTTACCAGCCATGTGGTTAATGTTAGCACGGAATAGTGCACTCTGTGGGGAGTTAGAGATTAAGTCTAACGCTCTGCTATAGAAGTGCCATGCACGTCGCAATGACGGCGGAGTAGCACGATTGCTAGTCTTAGCCATCCATTCATCGAACTGTGCTTTACTACGTACATCGAAGATAGACGCAGCATTGCCTCCATACGGCATACTCTGCGCGTACTCTGCTGACAGGTTAGCAATGTTAGTATGTGTAGGACGACTGTCAGCAGCGTATGCAATACCTTGGCTAAGCAGTCCCTCACGGCGCATGTAATGCGTCCATGAGTTCTCATAAGCACGTGTCATTGCGTTAGCAATGTCTTGTGCCCTCTGTGGTCCAATCATCTTAGCTACGTAGCCATTCTTATTCACTGAACGTGATAACGTGTCAGCTAGCGACGCAGCAGTATGTGCACCTAGATCACGGACTACAGAGTCAACTAGTTGCAGTGCAAACGTAGGATCAGTGATACCTAACTGACGAATGTTAACAGTGCCACCTGTCATCTTACGGATGGCAGCATCAATGTATCCTGCTCGCAACTTCGATGGAGCGGTAATAGCAGCAGTAGCTGCACTAGTAGCTATGCTAACGAACGCTTGTACGTTACCAAGTAATGCACCTACTGGACCAGTAGTAGCGTTTTGCTCCAGAATACGTAGCCCATTAAAGATAGGCACAGTCGTACGCGGATACGGCATAACCGCAGCAGCTAGTCCTTGATCTAACTCAATCTGTAGCTTCGATGCACCATCATTGAATTTGATACCTACGTAGCCATCCGCTACTCTAGCTGATGCAGGTAGGATGCGTCCTACACCACGAATGTCATTACCGCGTGGTACGTATGTACCAGTAGTAGGGTCTAGTATGTTACTAGCTGTAGACTTGGCAAAGTCTCTGATAGCAGAGTTACGATGGATGAAGTCTAGTGTCTGACGGATGCCATCTTCCATCGCTAATGCAGGGTCTTGCATCTTCAGTGGCCCTGCGTCTTCTGCACGACTACGTGCATTGAGTGGCGAGTTACCTTCTACACCCGTAGACAGCGGCATACCCGCACCGTTGTTACGTTGGATAGTCATATCCTTAACCACACGGTGCATGTAGTTAGGTCCCATGGCACGCATAGCAGCGGCTTCTGTAGCACCAAAGGTGCCTTCAGATACCGCATAGTCTAATGCTTTATTCATGATAGCACGGTACGCAGGCTCAACTGCACTGATTGCTGCGTCACTGCGACCATCAGCAATATACTGCTTCAATTCTGCGAATGACTTATCATTCAATGCTACACGTGGCGGTTCACCATTTGGTCCTAACTTAATGTTACTACCCGGCTGTCCTACACGCTTAAGCGACTCCTGACGAACATCATGTTCATCAGCCGCTGCCATTAGATCAGACCACTTCGTACGCTGTTCAGGTGTGAACAACGCTGCTTCATTAAGCATGGATCGTGGACTAATCTGTACACGATGTGTGCCATCTAAGATGCCAGTGTTAAAGAACTCTGCGGTGCGATCGTTGTTGATCGCTTCACGTAAGTTAATGAAGTTTGTAGCAATTTGTGCATCACCCTGTTCACGGGTAATGTTACCAGCCTTCACTGCATCGTTGAGACGATTAGAGAGTACCTCTAAGTTATTAAAGATACCAGCTTCTAACCCCTCACCCATCGTGTTAGACGATGTAATCGTATTCGGTGTCCCAGGCTGCGTCAGTCCTTGCACATTAGCTGCATCAGCAGCAGCACCACGACGCATACCGCGGCGAGCCGCAGCAGTAATTGCTGCACCTCCACCGAGAAGTAATGCCCAGGGCAACTGATCCACAATAAACCGTGCATATGGATTACCCTCTGGGGCTGTATTAACAATATCAGCGAAGGGATCATCCGCAGCAGCAGCAAGCTGTCCTTGCGCACTTGGCACAGTTACACGCGGTGACGTGTCAATCTCTGGTGCAACAGCACGATCAGGCTGTGGCACAGGTACCTGTTGCGGATACGCTTGATCTACTAACTCCTCTACACCTACGCCTAAGCCAATAGATGCACCAGCATTTAATGCTACGTTACCTTTAGTGAATGGTGATGTACCAGGAAGTGCAAGCTCTGCTCCACGAGCAGTACCTTGTACTATTCCCTTAGCAATGCCAGGAGCCATCTTAGCACCAGCCGTAGCTAGTCCTAATCCTGGAACAGGAATAAGCGCCTGCGCTGCCAGCTGTATCGCAGCACGTCCTGGCTCTTGGTCAAAGCGTGCTTCAGGTGAGATGTTCTCATTGAGCCATTCGTTAGTACGATTACCCCAGTCACCTACAGTGTCCGCACCGACTGCACCTAGCAGACGTGCTACGTCAGACGGTACAGACGCAACACTGCGTACTGCATCACGTGCATATAGTGGAACACCTAACGCAGCTAAACCTTTCTTAGGCTTAGCTGTACCAGTTAGCATTGCTGCGAAGGGATCGTCATTCTCATTGAGAATGTTCTCGAATGGATTATCGCTCACTTAGCTAAATCCTCTGGTGTAATACCATACTGTGCGGCCATGCCAAGCATCTTGGTACGCTGCTCAGGAGTAGCCTTAGGTAAAGCTGCCTTAAGTTGAGATAAGCGTAAGTCACGCTCGTTAGACTGCGGTGCAGCAGTTGTCCTAGCTTGCGGCGCGGCCGTAGGCTGCACGAGACCCTCGCCAGTTGTTCCACCATTCGGTGCAGCAGTCATGCCCTTTCTAATCAATGGAGCAAATGTTTGCTCAATGCGGCTACGTTGACCATTGAGGTCTGCAATCTCTTGTTCTAACTTACGTTGAATACCGGCCTTAGCCGTAGCCTTAGCTGTGGGACTGGTGCCTAATTGTGCATCAACATCAAGCATCTGCTTAGATGCGGCCTTTTGTAAACCAGTCTGCTGTCCTGTAATGTAGTTCATCGCAGTGTTATACTGCGCTACAATGCGTCCCTGATCTTTATCAGAGTTATCTACGACCGCTCTAGGCGCAGCAGTACCTCCGCCTCCACCAGCAGCTAGCCGTTCCATGTTCTTCGCTGCCGATAGCTGATAAGCTGCGCTAGCTTGCTTACTAGCAATCTCTGCATCCTGCATCTTAGGCACATTACCCATTAGGCTAGATGCCATATCATATGCGTCAGGCGCAAGTATCTCACGCCCTGGCTGGAACATAGCAGCCGTCTCAGGCGAGCGTGACAATGCACTAGCTAGACTGTAATCAGCCTGCTTATTACCTAATGCTAGGTTAGCATCAGCAATGCGTGAAGTTTCAAGCTGTCGATTAGCGTCGTCTACTTGTGCTCCATAGATGAACCCACCGATGCGATTAGCATTGGGTCCATTGATGAGACTGTATAGAGTATTCAGTGAAGATGCGTTAGCCATGATTAGCCATCCTCATCCCTGCCAGTAGTGTTTGTACTACCAAACAGACTACGTAGCCATTTATTCTCACTAGCAGATTGAATGCCTTTAGACAAGCCAGTAGCTAGATTACTGATATCCAAGCCATAGTTTGACGTAGGCATACCCTTAACTTCTAATGGACTCATACCACGTCCTACACCTTGCATCCCCATAGTGCCTGCATAGCTGCGATTAGCTAGCAGCGAGGACAGGTTGTTGTCAATGTCAGTCATTGCTGACTGTTGGCCAATAGGAGTAGTAGCACGTCCTGCTAGTACATTGTACCTATTCAGTGAATTACCTTCACGCCCAGCACGGCGTGCTTCAAACTCAGGGTTTGCATCTGCTTCAGCATCGGCGATAGAGGATCGTAGATCAGGTGCAGCAGTGCGACTCATCTCACGGATAGCATCCGCACCACCTGCACCTTGCAGTGAACGGATACCTACGGTAGACGCAGCATTCAGCCTGCCAGAGTTAGCTCTAGCAGCATTGCGTGCAATCAGTGTACCACGGATATCATCTAGTGTCTGACGACCGACGCCTGCGTCGGTACGTTGTACATCCGCATCAGCACCTTCACGTAGCTGACGATCGAACTGATTACCACGTTGTAGTCGTTGCTGAATAGCATCACGTGTGAGACGGGTGCGCTCTTCACTATCACTAGCACTGATGATACCGCGTGTGGTGTCCGTAGGACGACTAACCCATCCCACACCTGGGATGTATTCAGTTACATCACCACGTGCGTCACGTGTGCCAGCCTGTGCCATCTCCTGCTGCTTAGCAGCGATCTGCCGCTGTAAGTAGTAGTTACGGAAGTTTATATCATTCTGTGCAGCGATTGCTGCGGCGTCTGCCGTAGACTTATTCTTAGAACCAAAGATGCTACCAATGCCGCTGGCTAAAGCACCTGCTGCGCCTACGCCAGTAGCAATAGCTGAGAATGCCATCAGTTGATATCCCGTGCATATACGTGTTCTTGTAGCTTGAAGTCATGCTTCTCGAACAACGGAGTTGTGTTATAGCAGGTGCGATAGCGATGTGCTACTCGTTGTACTCCACGATCACGCAGAGCATTGATAGAGAAGTCTAGCAGTGTGCTACCGATGCCTTCGCCACGCCGTGTATGTGATACCGCAAGAATATCACACTCTGCGACGGTCATCGTCCTATGGTGCGGATGCTGTACAATCATGTACAGCCCGGCTCCATAGAGCTTGTAACCATCTTCGTTATCACGTGCTGTGGTAATGAACAATACGCCTGCGTCTTGTAGCGCATTGTACAATGGCCAGTCCAAGTCATACGGAGGTAGATCAGTGTGTGCCGGTGTGACAGCATAGTACGCTTCAAACAGCGCAGTCAGTTCTTCCTCTAGTCTAGGACTTAGACGCTCTGTATTATATTCCATCAGAATGTCCCCTGCCCACCTAGACCACGCTGTGCATCCTGCTTCTCCTTACGCTGTGCAAGGATAGCAGGCTGTTCCAGTCGTGGATTAGTTGCACCTTGTGCAATGCCGCCTTGAGTGATGATATCACCGATATCGAAGAAGTTAGTGCCACTCAACGCGCCGCGTAGATCACCTTCTAGGTTGGATGTAATATCCTTAAACGTGTTATCACGCTGTGTGTGATATACATTCGGATCGAATGATCCACCTAGTTCATAGCGTCCTGCGTCAGCACGTGCGGTGTCACCGATACCACGGAGCTTCTCCTTGTAACCTTGTAACACAGAACCACCTAGCTTCTGTCCAGTAGCAGTGCCTGCTTTGAACATCTCATCGAGACGTGACAACGCACCGCTGTAACCTGTGTCATCAAGGTTACCACGTGCCTTAGCACGGTCTAGCTGCTGCTGAGCAGCAGTCCTCTGTATGTTCAATACATCCATGATGTACGGATCATCGACCGTATCTTGGATAAGATTATTCTCGAACCCAGGTGAGTACACTTTGTCTACATCACGCACATACTTACTACGCAAAGCATTTTGCTCACTCATAAGTGCATTGCTGATGAAATCATCTGAGAAGTATTGACCCGGTTGTGTATCCATGTATGGGATTAAATCCCACTGGTTCTTAATGGCAGACTCAATAGAGTCTTTATAATCTAATGGCTCTAATCCACGCTGCTTATACGCACGTGAGAAACGCTCACGTGCGGATTGTGCACCTCTTTCAATGTTGACATCAAATGCTTTTTGTCTGGCAATAAAGTCAGCCGTCGCCTTCTCATCCTCTCGGATACGATTACGGTCAGCTTCTTCTTGACGCATACGCTCTAGCTCTAGAGTATTATCCACAGGAGGTATATAAGTACCACTACTGCCGCCGCCACCACACATTACACAAACTCCTTACGGTATACTTCACCCCAACGTGCATAGCCTTTACGTTCGTACACTTTACCAATCGGTAACGTCTCAGCAGGCGCAGTCACACCTAGTGTGAGTGAATGAATACCATTCTGTTGACACCATGTCTCAACTGCATTCATCAATGCGAATGTGATACGTGGATCACGTTCGGGTACGAAGAATGCTAAGTCACTAGCAGTGATTAGTTCAGAGAAGTAGTACGGCGTAGTACTGATAGCAATTAGTCCCTGCAACCGCATGTCAATACCTTCAACACACCATCCACGCACAGCATCCTTAGCTACTGCATACATCATATGCCACACACTGTCCTCACTGAATGGTATGTGTGCATACTTACTCTCTGCGTGCATCAGCTTACCTAAGCGTATGCACTCGTATCCATCAGAGAACCGCAGGGGCCGGACCAGCATGGTGCCTCATCAACTTTTGTTACTGGGCCTGAAATATGGCCTAGGTGCCTAAGGATTAGGCAGTTTATACCATAGAGGGGGTTGACATAGCAAGGAGAATGTGCTATAAACAGTATTGTCGGAGTCTGGGCCACGCCCGGCTACGCTCAGTCATGCTACGCATGCACGTGTGCTTCGCACCAGATGTATCTGTTGTATTACTAATAAATACACAAATGCACACACGCGCACGCAATAACACTACTGCTACTTCGCAATACCACCAAGCAACCGCTCTGCGATCTCAGGTCCTACTGCCATTACAAATGCGAGTAGTACGATGCCGACTATTAAATAGTCGATGCGCTTCTGTAGAGCAGAGTGTAATGTCTTAACATTGTCAGTTAGCTCCTTACCATTAGTAATGATGCTATTGTACCGCTCACCGCAGATTGCTTCATGCGTATCTAAACGACGTTCCGCAGCACGTAACCTACTTTCAAGATCGTCTGACATTACAGTGTCGTCCCGTCCATCGTTTCTATTCGTTTATTATCTACCTACCGCTGTCCAATAGAATGCGACAGATTGCGTTACATCACCGTAGACGTTAAAGCCTGCGGTAGTAGGAGTAGCTCCTACAACTAGTGGAATAGTTGAACCAGCAGTTAATGCTCCACTGCCCGCAGCAACGGTAAGTTGAATACTGTCAATAGACGTGCTAAACGCAGGCGAGATAGTCACACTACCTACACCGTTGGTAGTGGTGCCAGTACCACGTCTGATCTGTTGATCTAACTCATTCTGTACGAATGCAGTAGTAGCTAAGTTAATGCTATTATTACCAACCGCAGGAGTAGGTCCTGACGGTGAGACAGTAAATGCGACTACGCCGGTAGAACGTGTGATGGTAAAGATATTACCAACTAACGTCCCTGCGTCAGCATAACGGCTGAGTACGATGTCACTACCAGCATTAGCACCGCTCTCTGCGGTAGCATTACCGTAGTTGAGTAACCAACGTGCAGCAGTGCCTACCTGTGATAACAGTGATGTACTCTGTCCAGCCGCACTTCTACGGAATGTGAATGATGGATTAGCTTTAGATAGAATAACATTACCAGTGATAGTTCCACCAGCTTTGTCAAACTTGTTGCTATCTAGCGTAGATGCGCTAGACTGCAATGCAGTGATCTCATCAGCAGCAGTCTGTAGCTGCGTACGCATTCCACTCTTACTGACTGGATCAGTAGTGATGAAGTTCGGATTAATAGCACTTGTCATTGTTATCTCCTAACTGAGCCAGTGATGTACAGAATACCTACAGCAATGAAGCTGAATGCGTCAGAGGTACTACCACTGATACGGAAGCGCATACGCATGAACTTCTGTGGCCAAGCGTATAACTGTTCGTTATTCGGTGGACGATGCTCGTACGATGCGGCGTGAGGACCACTCTCTTGCATGAAGAACATAGACAGTGATGGAGTGGTGAACTCGTCTACGTACATGTCTACTGTATAACTACCAGTGCCCTCACTGAATGTAGATAAGTACTTACTCATCTTGTTATTCAATGGCTGCTTGAAGTCAGCCCATGGCATGTTCATGTAGAAGCTGATAGGCGTCTCAGTGTAACCCTCTTCCCAACCTGTGCCATCATCCCAAGCATCACCGTCATCCCAGTTCTGCTGACTAATAGTGCCTACATCGGTATACCGAGGCTCATAAGCGTTATGATAATAACGCACAGATGTGCCTGCACCGTAGAAGATGCGACCTTCTGTAGTCCTACAGGCTGCGCGGTACGGCATAGCATCGTACCGTGTCCATGCCTTGAACCTCTGTGACTTGTCATAGCAGTAGACGAATACGTCATTCTGCGTAGTAGCAGTCACCGTGTCAATGACAGGGATGAAGAACTGTATCTGATGCGCTATGCGATCATGGATGCTGTACACATGTTCAGTTAACTGTGTGTTACTGAACCGTGCCAATGCACGTTGTACATCAGTATTGATGAGTGAGCTAGCTGGCTCAGGAATGAAGTCAGTACCTAATGCGGTACGCTTGATGCTGATGACACCACTGGTGTCTAGCATTAGCATATCATCACCGATGACAGTAATAGCCTTATGGCTTACTGCACCGTAGCCACTGACAATATCAGTTACATCGAACTCTACAGGAGCAGAAGTGGGAAGGATGAACTGTATAGCAAGGATTGTCTCCTGGTAGGTAACTACCAGTCGATCACGGTACGTAGCTAATCCTGTGATAATAGGAACGCCACGGTCAATGTAAATGGACGTGTCCATGTTAGCACCATTGGTGCTTGCATCAGGATCGAATGAAGTAACACCTTGTCCACTGACGTAGACAGTGTACGTATCCGTAGGAGTAACAGCCATCACTAGATGGCCGTCATGTGTAGTACAGTACTTCGCACGTGGCGTGTTTGTATTAGTCCCTGATACAGGGTCCTGTACATACGTCACTGCGTATAGCTCATCCATCGTCACTGGCTTATCTACACCGTTGCAGATAATAAGCTGCCCAGCAAACTGTGTGAATGATGCGTATGTGATAGGATTAGTCCAGCCTGCTGGGGCGCCGGGAAGTAATGCTGCAATAGCAGTGCTCCACCGCAGGTTTACAACGCCAGAGGCGTTTACAGTAACAATCTTACCATTGGCTCCTACAACTACGAGCGCACCAGCATAGTACTCCATGCCTACGATTTTATCAATCGCAGCAGTTGTAGCCTGATCTATCGCAACAGCAGCAAAGGGTGACGTGCCGTAGCGTACAGATAGTTTACCATTACTATCTGGGTACAGATTACGCACGTCAGTGAGATACTTACTATTCAAGTTCAATGGAGAGTCGAATGTATTCAATCCTCCACGGAAGTCCCGCGCTACCGCAGCTTGTAGCTTATCTACAGCAGGTAGCTTAATCTTACGCATTAGCGATCCTCCGCCCACTCATTGAGTAGCATAGGATCATTCATCCGTGGATCAAGGATCAGCTTAGCACTGTCATGCTGCTGTTCTAACTGCTGTAGCCTATTCTCGAATGACTGCTGTAACATAGTTACAGTGGCAGGATTAGTGCCATCATCTGCTGCGTACTTCGCAGCGGCACCGTTAATGAGGCAGGAAGCATCAAATGGCACAATCACAGACGGGTCTGTGAACAGATCAGCAGGGTCTAAGCGGATATGAATGCGTAATGGTTGTGCAGTAGTCGTAGTAGCTGTTAACGGCCATACACGGAACAGGTTCTGTCCCGCAGGTGCCCAGCCTTGTACATCATCCGCAGCATGCAGAGGTTCTACATAACGTGGTGACGTTCCAGTAAGCCTGTAAGGATTAATATTACTAGATAGAATAGGTAGTGGAGTACTGTTACTACCGTAGCACACGCGATCCACATCACGGAACCCCTCACGTGTTCCAATGAACTCTGCTGTGCAGAGTCCTGTACTACCACCTAGTTGCCTAGTCTCCCATTTAGTGAGATTGTCCCACCATCTACGTGAGCGTACGAGTTCGTACACTTCCTCAATCAACATGCCAATGGCATCCTCAGCATACAACTGTGTGCTAGGGCCTGCTACTTGGCGTAGACGGATGATAGTCCGCTGTATTAAATCACTGTGTGAGTAGAATGCCATGCTATACTCCTACACTCTACTTACGAAAAAGGCTCCACTGTGCATGGCACAGTGGAGCAAGGTGACTACAGCACCTACCTACTTAGGTCAGCAGAGTGAAGTAATGCTGAACACCGTACAGGTGGGTCTTGTCCACAATACAGCGGATAACAAAGTTAACGCTGCCATTGGGGATAACAGTCGAAGGCAGGTACAGACCACGAGGGTCAGTGTTAGTCGCATTTGGGATAGTAGTGACAGGAAGGCCCGAGGTCAACGCACCAGCATTAGCTGCGGCAGTGTTATTCTTCACCTCCGCAACCATGGACAAGCAGCGATACGGCACACCGAGGTAGTTGCCCCAGCCAACGTCAATAGTCGTAGCAGCAGTGGCATCCCAGTTCACACGGTCGATGTAACGGAACGCTCTAACGCCCTGAACGATAGTCGTACCATTCAGCGTCAATGCTTCCGTCATGGGCTGGCCCATGTAGTCACGGCCCTGCACGCGAACGAAAGTCGTAGCGGCACCAGATGCACGGACAGTGACGTTACGACCGTACAAGCCCCACTGCGCTAGACTGCCCGTGTACGTAGAAGCAAATGTGGTAGTCATACCAGCAGTGGCGATGCTATTATCAGAAAGGATGCCATCGAAATCGAGTGCATTCAGCACACCAATGTCCATGACAGCAATGTCAGGAGAGCCATCAGCGCCGAACGAACCGATCACCGCATGGTTGAACCAATTGTTCACACGCTGCGGCCAGAATGAAGCAACACGACGCGTCATCTTACAAACTCCTTAACATAGCAGGCTGCTGCGTACGCTTGCCCACGAGTGATTTAAGATCAACATAGTCCGGTGCACGCACAGGCTCACCAGTCTCCAGGTCGATTTCTTCATTCGCATGTTCAAGGATGCCAGCAGCAGCCATCTTAGCACGCGTCTCGAACCACACACTGTGTCCACCAGGGAAGTAGACCATGAAGCTCTCAGGAACAAGTCGGCTGACTTGCTCAGACTTCATGCCCAGATGCTTACCATCCTTACCCTTAACAGTGGTATAGATAGTAGACGTAAGCTCTCGGTCCTTGACTACTTCAATCTGAAACTTCTTGCTCAATGCCATGTGATGCACTCCTTAGTTCATCACAACGGCGTGCGTACGGAACTGACGCCAAGAGCAGAAGTTACCCTGCCACACGACACGCTTGCCGATAGCGTCAATGGCCCACGGAGCAACAAGGTTCTTCACACGCATGTTCACACCCTTGAGGACGTGCATACGCAGATACTTGCTGTTAATGAAGTAAGCCTTATCGACGTTGCAGTCTTCGTCGTAGAGCATCGGGATGCCATTGTGCGTGACACCTTCAAAGCCAAGGTCATACATGCCCTTGCCTTTCTTGCTCTGATCCAATGGGATCATGACCTTATCACGCACCGCCTGACGGTACGTACGGATGAGGTTACGACCAATCAAGATCAGATCAGGCTTGTCAGTCTTCAACTTCAGATCCATGAGCACGTCATCAAAGGCTTCTTCGATGTTCGTAGCATCAAGGCCACCAGCGAAGTCATACGCAGACGGACGCCACTGCACTTCCGTAGCACGGTTCATGCCACCAAGCGTGCCAGTGGTAGGATCATCAGGGATGAGAGCTTCTAATCCAAGAGGATCAACGCCAGCGCCAGCACCGTAGACGTACTCACTGAACTTCTCACCGAAGCTTTCTTCAAGCACATCGAGCTTAGCAGTGAGCAGCTTGAACAACGCAGCTTCACCAGTGTTCTCATCAACTTCCTGATCGCTGATAATCAGTGAACCAGCGACACGCGACCAGCCGTAACCAATGGTGCTGAACTCACTCGTCTGCGCAATGGGCAGTTCATCGTAGTACTGATACGATGCGACGTTAGGATTACGACTCATCGTAATAGGATTGGTGATGTTAGCACCACCATTCTCCGTCTCGACGCGTTCGGTCGCAAAGGCCCAGGCCATAAGAGCGTTGCTCTTAATACTAGCCATGATGAGCTTACGACGGGACTTGTCCAGCATGGAATGCACAATGGTATCGAGAGTACCAGTGGCAGCTAAAGAAGTGTTAATCATTGTTGCTACCTATTAGCGGTTAATGTTGATGCCGTGTTCACGCAGTGTTTCACTAACAATGTCTCGCATACTACGATCATGGTTAACTGCTGTGTTCACACGCGGAACTACAGTGCCATTAGTCGAACCGCTAGGAGCGACAACCTGTGCTGCGTTCATACGCTGCGGCTGTTGCTGCTGTTGCGGCTGACGGGTCGCTGCTGCTTCATGCTGTTGCGAGAGAGGACGGTTAAGATCATAACCGTTCTTATACGCCCAGGCTTGAAGCATCAATGTAGCTTCGCGCAGTGATAACCGCTCGTCAGCTTCTAATACACGTTGGAGTTCAACCTGCTGTTGCTCGGCCCAAGGGAACGTGTCAAACAGTTCCTCTAGTTCTCTATCCGCTTGTGCTTGAAACTGCTGCAACTGCTGCTGTTGTTCTAACTGCTGCTGCTGCGTAGACAGGTTCTGCTTAAACGGTGCAACTTCTGTCTGTATCATGCGCTGAATAGCGGCCATGTCTACAGACCCTTTGAGGTCTTCCAGATTATGCCCTAAGGCCAGTACCTCTGTCAAGACCTTCTTCGCTGCCTCGACAGGATTTGCCTTAAAGTGTGCCATGAACTGCATGGCAGTAGTCACTTCCTGCGGCTGTAGTCCTAACTGTGTAGGAAGCTGTGCAGCTTCACGGAACGCAGTAAGGTGGGCCTTGGTAGTATCTAACTCACGCTGTAGCGTCTCCGCTTGTCCACGATGCTGTTGCATCTGTGTGTGGAAATTACGAGCAGACTCGTATAGAGCACGCTCATTACCTGCTTTGGCAACGATACGTCCTGTAGCAGGATCAACTAAGTTGCCTTCTGCGTCGGCAGGTAGACGCTGGCGGCCCGGTGTGTAGGCTTTAACAACTTGCCGCTCGGCTGCGTGTTCTTTGCTAGCGTCAGTTCCAGTGACAGCGCCAGTTGCTGACTTGTCTGATCCAGGAGTAGCGGTCGTGCTCTGATCGCTGCTCCCTGCGACTGCTGGCGCACCTGTAGTGGTCTGTTCCTGACCTTCCGTACTGACATCATTCGTCTCCGTGGTTAGATTAGCAGTAGTAGAGTCATCCTGCGCTTCTAATCCAAACATACGGTCAACGCGTGCTTCGAGTGTTTCACTCATTGTTACATCATTCCATTTGCTGTAGTGTTGCCTTGTTGAACCATGCTGAGTACCTCAGGCAAAGCCTCAGCTACAGGTACGCCTTTAGCAAGTATCTCACCAAGTGCGACCTTTGCTTGCGGCGGCAACGCATCAATCATTGCTGCCAATTCTTCTAGTGCCATGCCACCACCTTGTGGCGGTGACGGGGCGTCAGTCGGTGAAGTCGGAGCAGTAGCTCCTTCACCACCACCAGCACCTTGTGTGCTATTCCCCCTCTGCATTGCAACTACAACTTCCTCCTTCATGCGTTCAAACGCATCCGCAGGGAGGTTAAGTTCATCGAACGCTTCTTCGAGGATAGTAAGGATTGTCTCAATGACAACGCTAGGTGCGAATTGTGCTAACTTACCAAGTATCTCAGACATTTCTAATGCCTGCTGCTTCTTACCAGCACTGGTAGGCTTCTGTGTAGAACCTCCTACAGTCTGACACTGGAACATGTCACGCAGTTCCTCTGGCACACGTGGTTGCCAGTTCATAGAACGCTTGGCACCGATCAATGCACGGACTGCATCAGCTTCCATGAACTGTGCACAGAGATAGCCAATGTTGTACAGTACAATGCCTAACGCATCTTCGATAGCGTCGATCTTCTCGTCTAACCGCAGTGCAGTACCACTGTTATAGTTCTCAATAGCCTTGTTAGTCGTGTTCGTCTTAAACTGTACGTTACGCATAACGTCAGAGACGCCACTGACACGATCAATGGACTGGAATGGGCGTTGCAGATCGAATAGCTGCATAGCCTTTAACATACTGTTAGGCTTCTCTACGATCATGTCACGCATGTTAGTACCTTCTGGTACTTCCACACCTACAGCGTTAGGTCCACCACCAGTAAGCCATGCAATGACGCTATCACGGTTAAACTTGTTGTTGTAAAGGATGTTCTCCTTCACGTCCTGCCTAGCACGACGGAATTCATCGTGTATCTCATTGATCGCATCCTGCTGATCTAGGTAGTACGTGACATTGCTATGAGCTAATGCACCTACGACAGTAGTGTTGAACACTAACGATGTGAGTGGGAAGAACCCAGGTAGCATGTACGGGTCATTCTCTGCCCACACAGGCCAGTCCCAACGGTTATCCGTGTATAAGTACACTCGTCGTGTAATACGATCCCAGATGCGCCAGCACATGGTGCGCTGTGCTTTCTCTAGCTGAGCTTTACTCTCGTAACCGTACTGATGAGCAGACGCATCTGTCTCGAACAGCTTAAAGTTCTTAATGTCATCATCACCTGATGCGTCGCCTAGCAGTACATGCGTAGGCTCATACAAGGACATGACTTGTCCATCTTCACCCTTCTTACCGTACCGTGCATTCAGGTACGCAGTGGGGTAAATCTCACGAATAGCCATCCATTTCGCATCACTGTAATCTGGCATCGACGCATCCGCATCGACGAGTACATCCTGTGGCGTACGATACTTGACAAACGGTCCCGGTGGCGTAAGAACATCTAATTCTTCCTCCAATGCGAGTAGCTGGCCTTCTACTTCACGGATAGTCTTAGTGTCTTTAGCATCGGCTAGTTCAGTCGATAGACGTTGAATGTCATCCTGCGCAGCAAGGATGGATTGCTGACGTAGCGTGTAACCGTATTCCATCCAACCAATGTTGCATAGCTCAGCAGCTAGTACAGTCTGCTTAGCATGTATCTTCAAATTCAGCCCAGGTGCGTGCTTACGTCCTGCGAGAGCATTGACTACATCTTCTACCTGCTGTACGAAGTCCTTCATGTCCTCATTAGGAGTGGTAAACTCTGCTTGAGGGTTCTTCGCATACAGAGCAGGCATCATTGCACGCACATTGGCGTAGACAATGTTCTCTGTCTCAGACCACTTGTTGTTACGACGCTTAGAGTAGTATCTGTTACCACTCATGCTATCGCGACCTTCACGGTGCTCTAGCTGATTGTTATTGTAGTAACGGATAGACTCGTCCCATGCTTCCTCATGCACCTTACGTGCAGAACGTGCAGCAGCTATGCGACCTTTCCACAGCTTACCATGCTGTTTGCTAACCGGTACCTTACTGCTTGGATCAATGCGATACATAGGCTCACCTGCGTCAACAGGTGCGATGGGAGCCTCAGCATCTAATGCACGTTCAATCGGTTGAGGAAGTGTATCGCTCATCGCATGTACCTATGTGATCTGTTATCTACTGTAGCTGCTTCCATCTCATTCCACATGCGGAGCTTAGGAGGCAGGGGCCTTCTAGTAGTCGTTACTAATGTACCCGGCTGTGGCGTGTCAGTCAACATATACTTTAAAGCATCCATGGCATGGTTGTTCATGTCCACTGGCATGTCGATAGCAGTGTCATCCTTACCACGCTTCCATCGCCATGTAGACATCTCATCATGGAACCATGTGAGCTTATCACTGACAAACAGTGATGGACAACCGTAGCCATGTGTGAATGGATTCAGTACTGTCTCACGGATGTGTAAGTGTTGCTTCACCTTAATGATGCCATTGAGAATGGCATTGTTGCCTCTACGCATACGAATGCCATTGTCTACAAACATTGCAGCGGTAGTCTGTCCTGTAACCTGTCCTGCGTTAGTACGACGGAAGATAGCTGGATCAGCTAATACTTCTGGCTCAGTGTCACGGACAATAAGCTCAGGACCAGCTAACTCCGCACGGAGTGTATTGATTGCATCAGCCTGTGCACCAATGCCCATGTCACGTTCGTAGAACCCACCTATAACGTAGGTGATGCCAAGTGCATCTACTAACGCAAGTAAGTAACATGACGGAGCAGTGATGCCTAAGTCGTAGCCTTCAATGATTGTTAAACGATAACCTTCCTGACGTAGATCAGCGATGTGTCGTACGAGTGTATCATGTGCAATGACATGCACAGCTTCATCGAACTCGTCATAGATGACACCATCGAATGCTACCCACTTACCTAGTAGGTAACGATCACGCATCTTACCACGGTACGTTGCTTCTAGCGTCTTAATGTAATCAGCTTCGAGGTTCTGCGCATTCTCATACGTGGATGCTTCAAAGACTTCCACTAGTGGAATAGGCTGACCGTTCACTAGAACAGGTCTACCATCATTGTCTACTTCACAGATCAGATCAGGATTAAACCGTCCTGCACGTAGATCATGTAATGGCTTCACTAGACGTTTGTACACCCAACCGAGGGTGGGATTACATGTTAATGACATATACCGTGGACCAGTCTGCGGCATGGTGTCATCGTCACCAGCGTATGCTGCGTTACCACGTAGACGGCCTAGTAACTGCTCAAAGTCATGCTCTGTAATCTCAGGGTCTTCGATCTGATCTATGCCTACGTAGTCGTAGTTGGCCGATAGCAAGTTGCTAGTAGACTCTCCGTCGGCACCACCACGCTGTTCAATGTACCTGAAGTCAATGATTGTATCATTGCGTAGTACACAAGTATTATCCTGTTTGTTAAAGGACTTGATCCATGAACTAGGGCACCACTTGAAGAACTCTCTACGGAGAGTGCTGTTTAACTTAGGATAAGATGCGCGACCGAGCATCATAGATGCACCAGGGTAATCACGTGCGATGCGTAGTGCGTCAGCTACTAAGGCAGTGGTCTTGCCATTAGCAAAACCACCACCGTAGAGACGTATCTTCTTACGACTGAGGTGGAATGCCTCAGCCGCACTACCAGATATTAATTTATACGTACCAGCCATTAGCTCTTACGAACGTACATGATAGGAGGCTGCGCTGCGAAGCCTGTAATAGTTGGTGACGTAGTAGGCAATGCTCCGTATGTGAAGGTGCCAAATAGGCCACGTGACGCACCAGTGACGCTAGATGCACCAAGCAGTGCCGTGTTAGCACCTGTACCAATAGTACAAGTTGGCGTCGCATTGAACACTGCGACTAGCCAGACGAAACGGCTAGACAGCTTCAATGCAGTGAAGCTAGCTTCTACAAATGCGATGCTAGTCGTATCGACTGTGCCACAGTCAACGAGTAGTTGATCTGGCATACCAGCATTAGTGCCGTTGTCCTTATTACTATAAATGCCTAGACGGCATGCACCAGCAGCACCTGTAGTGACATTGATCCCAATGCGATCAATGGTAGAGTTAGGCAGTCTGATAGGCTGCGCATACAATGTATTAGCAATCATTGCAGCAGTCGTAGCAGACAGAAGGATCACAGGTGATGTGTAGTACGAAGTGAAGGATGAACGAATGCCTAACGGCGCAGCGTCTGCTGTAGCAAAGCTGAAGTCATTAAGTTGGATTGCACGCTCGATGATTAGCTCAGCAGCAAGTGTACCTTGGTGTGGACCACCGCCTCCCCATGGGAGCAGTGGAACAATGTCAGGTGATGCAAACTCACGGTCAGTGAGTTCAGGCATATTCAATGCACGAGGATGCAGCATCTGCGTCAGTGATGCGTACTCGTCAGTGGCACCTGTCCACGTCAGTACGTTAGATGCAGCACCAGCAGTGCATGTGATCGTAGGCGAGTACGCACCACCACAACGTGGCACGTAACCGTAGAACATAAAGAACGCATTGTTCGCAATGTTCACAGGCGTAGCAGGAGCATTACCCGGAGTTAGGTACCCTAAGTAGACACGAGAGCCTTGCTGATGAAAGGTGAAGGAGAAGTATTGTGATTCGTTACAGATAATACCTGTAGCAGTAGTTGCTACAAATGTGTAATCCTCAGATCCACCTTCAGCAATGCGACTCACCGTAATACGGTATGACAATTCAAATGTAGTAGCATTCCTGCTGATCCAGAAGCGGCAGCCATTAGCCGCAGCAGTCTTAGCACCACCGATCTGGAATGAGAACTCATTACCCATTGTAGTCCAGTCACCAGGACCAACACGGAAGTTTCCACCCCAGCCGTAGACAGGTACAGATGCTGTCCATGGCATGACTACATCGTAGTTACCTGTGTTAGCATTACCGATGATAGAACCATCACGGAGTAGTGGAAGGTTCTCTTGTGCAAAGCCAAGGTTCAGTTGACTGAACTGTGTCTCAGTGTCAATGAGACCGTAGCCATTGGCTAGTGCGTACGAACGGATGCCTGCCGCAGCGTAGAGATAACCCTCACGACTGTTAGCCGCTACTGCTTCAGTCTGCGTCTCACCAATACTGTTAGTCATGATGATATCAGGCACTTTCGCCCACCCTTGCATAATAGCAAGTGCATCACGGATGTGCTTCATCTGGAAGCTGGAGCCACCATTGCGTGCGCAGCTAACAATGACTACATCAGGAGCTAAGTCTTCGACGTAATCAAGCCATGGCTGATTAACATCATACCACTCCTGCACAACAGTACCGAAGTGGTTATCTGGGAGCGTGTCCCAGTTCATCCCACCGATGCCACGGTTATACCAGTTAATGGTTACACCAGGGTTGTCACGCTCGAATGCTTCACGCAGCTTACCATGGAAATTGCCAATGTACGATACACCATTAACCTGCGGTGTGGAAACAGAGTCTCCCATTAGTACAATGGTAACTTCACCACGTGCGGCTGCGATTGATCCCATAGGACAATGCTGCGAAGCACGGAATGTGGTCAGTGGAGGACGAGGCGGTGACGCATCCTTGGGGATGATAGGTTTAAGCACAGGAGAGCTAACAAGTGATCCATCACCAACGAAGATGAGATCAGCAGCTTCCTTGCTCATAGTCGGTACGTAGTATTCCTCTGCAATCTCCATCTTACGATGACCCGCAGCCAATGCTGCTGCAATGCAGAGGTTAACTGCTACACTGTCATCAATACTACCATCACCGATAGCGTTGAAGTCACGCTTCGGTTCGTAGTATTCTGCACCGCTAGTGAGGAAGTTATCCGTCAACGATGGATCAATCGGTCGGATAGACATATTCCCAGGAACAGAACCACCCCATGCGAGGTCAATGACAGTAGCCATTAGCACGTCTCCATATCAATAGTAGGCACATTGCCTCGTTTGTCCACTACCTCAATGCGGAATGTATTGAGCATGTCAGCACGGATATCGAGCTTCTCTGCCGCCTTGTGTCCGCCACGGTCTAGTAAGTCTTTGCTAGCAGCTAGTGCTACCTTGTCATCTTCACTGTCGATGAGTGCTACTACCTTAGTAGCAGCCTTTACTTCACCATTGAGTAGAATACTCTTTACCTCTGTAGCAGCTTCCTGCTTTACAGTCTCAATGATGAACTGTTCTAACTGCGAGTACGCAGGCTGTGCACGGAGCAGAGTAATCTGCTCTACAGTGAACTTAGTAGCTACACTGATCTCTGCGTCAGAGAGTCCACTAGCTGTGTAGACAAGGATAGCTGCATAGCTATTCAACTGCTTAGGCAGCGCAGGCAGCTCAGCTAACTTACGATGCGTGTTAGACACTAACCGCTGTGCTTGACTGTTCGATGGAACAGCTACACGTGTAAACGTAGAAGCCACAGATGGGACAATGACTGTCCCATCTGGTAGCCGTAACGGTTCGTTAGCATCAGGTAGCTTGGCCATTAGTCCTTGCTCTTACGTGTACTCTTACTAGCAGCCATCTGCTGACGCTTAGTCAGTGATTGTTTAATCGCAGCACCAGCACCAGATGTATCCTGTGAAGGAGTGTGTGGTGCAGCAGTGTTGCGTGTGCCCATAGGAGCAGACGGATCACCTTCACCTTTCCAGTTTGACTGCGAAGGCGTAGACGTAGGACGTGTGCCCATCGGTGTAGAAGGATCAGACTCACCACGCCACGTAGGCGTGTTCGTCTTTACAGACGATGCAGGCGCAGAGGTCGCAGGAGTCTGTACATTACCACCTTGAATGAAGTCATCTACTCCTTCACCACGGTAAGTAGAACGCTGTCCTGCTTGTGCCCTAGCAGCCAATGCTTCATCAAAGCCTTCACCTGCTTGGTTAAGCATGTTCGACGGCGGACGTGCAGGGTTCTGTCGCATAATGTCCATTGTCCGCTGTCGCAAGAACTGCTGCATAGCAGGATAAGCACGATTTGCAAGACCAACAGGTCCAGTCCCAAATAGGACGAGTGGAAGATCGGGATTAGGATTAGGTATTCTCCCTGCACGGATATCCTCCCCGATGGTTTTTAGTGAGAACTCACGCTGCGCTGGCGCAGCAGCTACAGGCGTGGGGGCAGCAGCAGTACTTGTAGCACTGCCATCTGGCATAGCAGGTTCGTCACCTAGATATGCAGCAATGCTGTCACGTACATTAGTGGGCAACTGTCCAGGAGGACTCATTAACAATGAGTCCTGTGGAATAGTAGGCGGCTGTTGTGTAGGAGGAATAGGAGGCGTCGGCAACTGTTGCGGTGATGCAGCTTGCTGCGATGCGCCCATTGTACGATCCATGCTACGGTTAACCGCAGGTAGTACTGCACCTTCTACATTCATGTCATTCTGTGCTAGTGCCAACATGCCACGGTTCAAGTTAGCCGTAGTCATAGGCAAGCCTTGCTGCTGTAGCAGTGATACTACAGCAGCATGTGTCTCCTGTGGAGTCATTATCGACCTACCTTACTACCACCACCATTACCACTGCGATCAGTGGGATAGCCTAAGCTACCATTGGTGACAACATGCCCAGCGTAGCGGCCATCACGCAGCATCTTCGAGTCAATATATGACTCCATCGCAGAGGTAGTCACACCATTGGACAGTGTGTGCGTCTCGACAGTGCGTGCTCCACCATAGGTGAGACTATTGAATGGCGTCTGCGCCTGCACACGCTTCACACTTTCAGCAGCTGATCCACCAGGAGCAGCACCATTCAGTGAGATAACTGCACGACGCATAGCACGGAAGCCATGACGGATCATTGCAACAGCAACAGCACGTTCAGTGCTGCTACGTCCGTAGCGAGCCATCGCATTGTACGATGCTTCGTTACCGCTGCCGGTAATGCCAGCAGTGCTGCTGTAGAATGGACTGTAACCAGTTACAGTGGGAGCGCCGAAGGACATACATCACCTGTGTTGTATATGAGTACATTGTAGTGTGGTGGCGTAGTACTGTGTACTACTGTGTACGTATGTATATATCTCAACCACCCTGCCACCACCCTCATTCTATGAGGCATAGCCCTACGGGGTGTGTCTTGTCAAGTCTCAATAATAGTACATCGTACTGTACAGTACTACAGACAATAAGGAATATCAATGACTTATAGGGGCGACTCCAAAGGAGGCGCCTCCGTTTCTCTCTACCCTGTTACATATATATCACATTTACCGCACTATGTACAGCTACAACACTGTGCAGTAGTACTACTACTACTACTACTACTACTACTACGCTAATAGCAGTACTACAGTATAGCACAGATGGGAGCATCTATGTGATGACAGTGGCAATGACAGTGGCAGCAGCAATTCTACGCAATGCGTGAACACATGGTATCGACATAACCACACACAGCGACGCTGTGCACAATACCCCCGCTTTGGGATCACGCAATGACGGGGGGGGCCTTGTGTGAACAGGGGGCAGTCATTGAATGCAATGCCGCGGCTTAACGTGTGTTAAGCATGGCCGAGCGGTCATAGGTCAACAAGGTTGTCCTATTGGATACCAACCATGCGCCGTAGCAGATAAGGGTCAACAGTGTTGTCGTATATCAGGGTGAGCCGCATTGAGCCTCACTACCGCCAGCGTCCTGCACCCTACTGCTACCGCTGTTAGCATCGACTGCTATTCTGTCATCACTACTAACAATGTGTGGATTGTATATGCAGCATGTATGTCCATACAGCATTTGGATGTGTGAACAATATCAATGCGTTGCATGTGAGTTGACTTAGCATTCAGCGAGCGATATAAACCAAATCGTGTTGGACGATGTGTCTAACAGCCTACCGCTCTTTGACAATCGCATATGATGACAATGGACCGCTTGGCTTGCAGCAATGCAAGCAAAGGGTAAAGACATGAACAAATACAAATACAATCGCATGATGGCACTAGAAGACAATGGTGCGCTCGACTGCGAGGCTGAACACTACAATGAAACCGCAGAACCAATCGACTATAATGCCGAGTATGACGCATACGCAGAGTATGATGACTGCCGCATGGCGGGCTACTACCAACGCCAACACGCACTAGCAGTCAGAGGCAATGCCGAGAACGGTATTATCTACTATCAGACCTACGATGTGCAGGTGCTAGCACTAGGCTACGTCGAAGAATAAGCCCACCTACTACCGTTCCCAAACGCTGCAAGCTTGGTGGTCCATTGTCCATTGCATAGAATAGGGAATGTTTAACATGGTTAAGAAGACAACAACCGTTGCTGCTACTGTTACCACAGATAGCGGAAACAACGCGCCGGCTTACGACTATGCCATTGAGATGAAGGGCATGGTTCAAGATTGGCGTGAAGCCGAGAAGGCCGGTAGCCAGCGCGAAAACGCCATTGCCCACGCGGGCTTCCGGCTCGCTCGAATTCTCGTCAACGACTTGCTTCCACAGACAGCGGCTTACAATCTACTGCGGAAGCATACGCCTGAAGCGTTCTTCACTTCTGAAGAAGTGCGGCGCGTGTGGAAGTCGCCAGAAGTGCTGACTTCATTTGTTGACGTGGAAAGAGCGGATAACGATGCTGACCTGACGAACAAGGTGCGTGCATCGTGGTCACGGACTGTCGAGTTGGCTTTCACTATTTGGGCCTGCCGCAATCATTATGCGAACAAGCCTACCGCTGTAGACATGGATAAATGTCTAGTCCCTGCCGCAGCATTCGTGGAAGCATCAAACAAGTGGCAATTCCTGCATGACAATGAAGAAGGTAAGCGTATGCTTGTCGCATTCGGCACAAGGCAGGAAGAATTGCAGGGCCGTGACCGCAGCAATGGAGGCAGTCGCACGGTCAAACTGCCATTCATTCCGTCAGTTTCTGCCTTTAACAGCCTCCGCGGCGCGTGGCTTACTGTCACGGAACAGCGCGCTAAGCGGGATCGCGGCGATAGCAAGAGCAACGCTAAGGCTGATCCGCATGGCGTCCCAGCGATGGGCCAGCCCATGACAGCTACGGCGGCGCCGGAATTGCTGACCAAGGCTTTCACAAATCTTGCCACGGATGGAAAACATACTGTCCTGCCAGCCATGGCCAAGGATGAGAAGGGTAAGGAAGGTATCGGCAATATGCTCTACGCAGTCCTGACCAACCTGGCGTTGAACGATGCGGACTTCCTACGGGGCGTAATCGTAGACGCGGTGCACGATGACAACGCAGGCAACGCGCTGCGCTCTATGCTTGCCACCGTTCTTAACGACGCCGCCAAGGCTGACGCCGTGCGAGTCAGTGACGAATTGCATGACGCAATCCGCGATCCGTTCACTGCTACTGCCTGACAACAAACAAGCCCCCATGGT